TCATAAATTCTCTCCATCATAATCAACAATCACGCTCTCACAGATTACCTTCGTACCATTCCATTCGTCCTTGTAAATGCTCGTATCGATCCCTACCCCTGGGTGGAACGTATACCCGGTATCCTTAACGAACTTACTGTACTTCTGCGATTCCCTGCGTTCATAACAATGCACCCCACTGTAAACAAACCCTGCGGAACCCTGCGGTACTATCCATGCACCATAGGATGAAAACTTAGAAGCGTGTTCAATCACTTTGTACTCAAATTCTGAGCCTGTATAACGACCTGTAAACGCCTCTGACGTCTTAATCTTACCAAATGGTGGATTGCCATAAGCAACACGATAGAAACGGTCTGGTGTGTATTGAAGGGCATCCCCGGTGATCCATTCGGCTTCTGGTAACACTCTCTTCCCGATCATTACGTACTCTGGATTGAGTTCTACGCATGTAATGTGTGTTGGTTTATTACGTAGAAATTGATAGTAGCTAAGACGACCAATACCCGCACATAGTTCGATACAGTCACCAGTACAACCAGCATCAAGTATGAAATCCCATGCCAACATTTCGGGGGTGAAGAAGGCACCAGTGGCACCAATACCATCCCCCCTATAATTGGTGAATATGAATTCCTTATCATCTTGTGTTAATTGCTTATCTGAATGAACTAAATCCATTACTTGTATGTGTAATGCTGATTCCCTTTTTGTAATTCTTGCCATAAAATACCCTTGTACAGTTGTTGTACGGGTATTTAGGAAAATAATAATTATTAGGGGTCTGTATGGAACGTAACTTAAAGCCACTGATAGTGCTTGCATTATTTGTTTTTATTTTCTTTGGTTTGCTTGACTTTTTTTGGAAAACACCAATGCTGGCTTTCGGAGCTATATCTCTAATATTAACAGTATTGGCTGGTACTAATTATGTGGCTATTAATTTGCAAAAGTTAGTATGGAAGAAAGGCAAAGAGCCTATTGATATATGGACTATTTGTAGTGTGACAATATCTGTAGTCGCTATTCCCTTTGCTTATGTATATGGAGGAGCATCAGGTTTAGAGACTGTAATATATGGGATACTGGTTGTTTGTTTAAGTATAATAGTATGCTGGGATACAAAAAACGGAAAAAACAACAACAATGAAATAAAGAAATACATAGAAATTTCAGAGATAAATGAATCGGAAAAAGAGATTGTTGTTACAACAAGGATAAGAAAACAAAAAGCCCCATAAGGGGCTTTCTTAGCTTCCACCAACCATAATCAATAACACCTGTAAGAGTTGTCCTAATGGAACCTGAATTACTACTATTCCAAAAGCATCCAGTACTGGAACGATAATCCAGTTATAAAGGATGATAAGAGTAAGTACAAATCCAAGAAAGTTACGCCAGTGAAAAGTGTTCTTTGTAATCTCTTCTTTGTTTACTTCAATTTGCCCTTCTGCATTCGTTTTCTGTACTTCCTGATCAATGGTTTTCTTCTTAATGAAAAAATCCATTCCAGATTTAAGTAGTTCAATTATTATACTAACCATATTATTCCTCTATAATTCCAACAACAACCATCCATACATATGTACCTTTGACAAAGGCTTTTTCATGACAAAGTACAACTACATTTAGATCAATGCCACGTAACGACCAGTCAACGATATCACCAATGTTTAAATCCTGTGGTTTCTGGAATGCAATATTCATTATGTTTTGTACATTGTCGTTAGCTGAATGCTCGCGTAGTACCTTCTTTAGTTTTTTATTTCCCATATACCCACGTGGAAAAGGTAGGCTGTTCATCAATGGCGTTACGTTGTCTACTAATATATATGATGTTTGTTCCTCATAGTGTAGACTCATTTGATCTATCATTTTGGATTCCTTATACTATATTGTCCTTGTATATTGTTTATGACTTTAATAATTCTGGTGTCCGCTTCCTTATAAAAATCAAATATAATCTTACGTGCTTTATTTTCTTTACGGGCAATAACACGCTTATCTTTCTTACGGGTATCAATGATTCGTTTTACATCCTTATGTTCTACTACTTTATATTTACCACTCTTAAGGTTGGCTTTTAGTCCCGTAATATTACCTTGCTTAGTTAGTTTCGCGTCAGTTGTAGGAATAAACTTATCAATATTCTCACGCTCTATAATCGAACCATATAAGTACTGTGCCTGTATATCCTTAACCTGAATAGTACAGGTAACACCAGTCGCCCGTTTATTGAAGAAATATAACATTGCATTTCCTGTGAACGGTACTACACCACCATCTGCGGCATTATTAATTCCAAGTTGTAATTCTCGTGAAACCTCTCTCATTTTAGTAATCATTTCATTACGAAACTCATTATTAAAATTCTTACCTTCTTTATTGATATAGGATTGTACTTGCTTAGTACCCTTTATCTTTACTAAATTATTCTTTGCCATTAATTTAACCACCCTTCAATAGTTTGAATAATCCCCCTCATTTTTCGTTGCTGTTCACCTTTAGGCAATCGGCATTTACTCATCATCGCCATATTGAGAATATTGTAATCAAGGGAATGAATCATGATTAACATTGCCTCGGCGTAGTTTGCTTCTGTCATTGTGGGGAACGCCCATAGAATAGTACGGGTATAGTTCATTCCTGAATCAATCATATCCTGTACTCTCTTACTACTTGTTTTGTACTCACGCCATCCATTTTCTATTGAAGATTCCTTTATCTTTTTAGCATCTTTGATGCCTTTATAAATTTGTTTCACCCCAATATATTTTTCTTCTGTATCAGGAAAGAAGAATACATAAACAAATCCTGCATATCTGCCACAAGTAATATCATCTTCACTCCAGTCCGGTGAATAAAGCCAGTCAACCATAAATACCTCATATTATTATTGTTATAAGGTATTTATAAAATGGACTTAAAAGATAGATTAATCATTTATGAAGGTACTAAAGAGTATCAAATGACTCGCGGTTACTATAAGAACGGTAAATTCTGGATGTATAAAGATTCAGAAGGATATGACACTATCGGGTATGGTCATTTAGTACTGAATAGTGAAAGAGAAAAGTTTAAGAATGGTATTACGCCAATGGACGCCGATTTACTATTGGCGTGGGATATTGACCGTACCAAACGTGATGTAGCTACATTAGGTCTTTCACTACCAAAAGACTGGGAAGATTTCATGATTATCATGACGTTTCAACTTGGTTTAGGTGGAGTTAAAAAGTTTAAAAAGATGATTGCAGCACTTAAAGCACAAAACTGGAAAGAAGCAATTAATCAGGCTAAAGATTCTCTCTGGTATCGACAGACACCAAATCGCCTGAATGATATGATTAAGCAACTGGAAAACAAATAGCAAAGGGGCATTAAGCCCCTTTTTGTTTTTCGAGAATTGTCAGAATACGTTCTATTTTCAGGTCCATTTTATGAATCTGATCTTGTAGACTGCGTAGACTATCTTCTAATTCATCCTGCCCTTTCTCAAGCCTGGATATTTCTGTACTATGAGTTTCTACTTTACTTTCAAGTACAGTAATACGCTCATTAATATCATCAACATCCTGTGATTTATCACGAAACACTGTCCATAAAAAACCCGCTCCAGCAATGATAATAGCAAGTGTTTCTATTCCCATCTTATTATTTCCTTAGCTGTTATTTAGTAACCAGTAAAACTTGCAAGGGCTATTTGTAATCCATTATTACCCATTGCCTGTGTATAAGTTTTCTGATTTTTATTAATGTACTGTAATGTGAATGATGTACTACTATTACGTTTAACAAGTACACCACTCATACCTGTTACCACGCCATCATCAGAAACGTTTCCGGGACACTGACTAATGCAAATCCACGGATCTGCAAATGCAGTAGTTAGCGTAATTGCCGTTCCCAGATTATGACCACTTGGTACAGTAAAGAAATCACGTATACGGGGCATTGTACCAGCACTTGCCGCCGACCATATCAGTTTACCACTCGCATCAAAAACATCACAAAACCCACTATGTAATGTTGTAGTGTTACTGGAAAACATAAATCTTCCCGTACCTGCCTCATAGAGATTCGCACCGGGGAAACAATATCTTCCATTGGATTGTAGCTGGAACCATCGCAAGCCGGGGGTACTCCCCCAAAAAGCATAGTTGAGGAAACCGAGTGTAGAACCATTACCAATACTGTTTGATGGTAACAGATAATATCCCACATCGGTTAATGTACCCATCGCTTTTACGGTTGACATAACTATAGATTTATTATTTGAATCGATCGTTAGAGCACCATGTGAATTATAAGCCTGAAAACCTGACATAGAAAAACCTTATGTAAATGTGTATATATCAATTGTTATTGTCCTTCCTGTTACACCCTCTGTGGGGAGGAAATTAACGCTAAATGAGTTAGTACCACATACACAATAAAATATTTGTGCGGAGTCGGCCATACGAGGAATAGCTAACCATCCTGTAGGCCGAATACCATTATAAGCAACATTCCATGATGTAGTAGTACCTGACTGTATTGTAAGTGTAGTTGTACCAACAAATCGCATATTATAATCCGTTAAGTCAGATACAAGTACACCACTGGCATTCCATGCCTGTATACCACATGGCATTCGTCCCTCCTTACCATAATCCCATACGTACACGGAGTACATTGTTATTGTCATAAACCTGAATCAAGTTATTACTAATAACCATACGCCCCGTACCTCCAGAACCATTAATATAGAATGTACCAGATTTATTTATCTGCCAGCCTGCACTATTAGCTACATAGTTATTACTTTGAATGGTATTTCCAATTTTTGCATTGGTAATACTACCATCTACAATTTTAGCAGTATTAACAGAGAGGTTAGCTATCTTGGCATTGGTTATTGCAGCATCGGCTATATAAGCTGTACCTAAGCTACCCTGTTGTATCATGGCAGTTTTGATATAGGTATTACCATTAACTATTGCAAACGGTGCTGTACCGCCTACAGTGGCTGTATCACTACCACTAACTATAAACTTATTCGCCGCAAAATAGATTGCTGAATTATTACTACTACCCTGACTTGCGACTAAACGCATACCCGCTACACTACCGTTAGCATTCACACTCAATGTATATTGACTGTCTACAGTATTCTTATCCGCTTTAGTACTCATGGACTGGTTAACAGTAGCAATCTGTGAATCCGTTTGAGATTTCAACTGTAAGATTGCCTGTGTTTGTGCTGAATCATTATCCGCTACAGTCTGTGTAAGCGTTGTAATTTTTGCTGTGTTCCCGTCTACCGTGTTCTTTAATGTATCTATACGCGTATTTGTATAATCATTAGATTCATTCACTGCATTATTTAGTGTATCTTCCAGTTTCTGATCAAGGTCAAGAATAGTATTAATTTCTTCCGCATCTTCCTCTGTGAATTGATATTTAGAGTTAATGCTAATTGTTTGTTCCGCCGTATATTGAATGTTATCCATCCCGAATACGTCAAAGAAACCCATCTTAACTTTATATTCCCCATCGGGAATATTTGGAATTGAATCAAATTCCGGCTTATTACTAATATATTGTTTATTAACTACAGTACTGGATAGTTGAATAACTGCCCCAGCATAGTCACGCTCTGTACTTTCATCCCAGCTACAGAAAAGATTTCCAAATCCACCACCAATAGTAAAACCTGTTGCCAGTTTACATTGCTTGTTCTCAACAGTAATACTTACACCCTGCGAATACGTGCCTGTACTGTATCCCTGAGCAATGATCTCAAGTGTTGGCTTACGTATCTTTTGTTCATTTAATGCGAGTGTTAAATTGAATGAATTAGTGGATGAAGTATAAGACCCGATAAATGTACTGCCATTATAGAGATTAATAGTGTAGTACTTTAAATATTCCCGGAATGGTCTGCCATTAACAACTAAGTTACTTTGATCATCCCATACAATATTAAAATCCGGTGCATCAGTGACATACGCCGATTCTGTACTATTCGCGAGGCGTACTCCCGTTACGGATGGCAAAACAAAATCATACTGTGGGATAATCCCATTTACAGTTACTTTAGCACTTACAAATCCAAGATTGTTATAGGCGGCTACCGCGAAATCATAGCTTTCATCTGGTGACAGACTATATAAGGCAAAACCAGTTTCATACTTGGTTGTAGTACCCGCAAATGTCCATTGGTTTATACCATTTTTTCGGTAGTACACATAATAACCACGCAGATTCCCATCAGGTGATGCCATCCATGACAAATCAACAATGTTACCGCTGACAACATTACCACGACGAACAACTTCAAGGTCACCAGGCGGTAATACACCAATCACAGTATTAATACTACCATCTGGAGTCCATACACCCGGATCTACACCATCATAGATACCATCATTTGTCTCAACACATGTAAGATTGATGTATCCCAATGAATCCTGTGATGTGGCGATATCCTTAGCAACAATTCGGTACTTACCATTAATATCAAATTCATCAACCTGAATAGTAACACAGTCCCATACCTGTAATTCCCATGCATCGGGAGTAGTGAAAGTAATGGTTTTTTGTGCGTACTTCATTTTAAGTAATTCACGATTAGCAAGATGTGCTAAATGCTCTTTATCATAAATCCATGTAAAATCTAATGCCTTGGTTATTACCCGCCCATCACTACGGATAACATCATCTGTACTAATATCACTCGGAAAACGTACTACATCCTGCCCATAGTTATTACCTACTGAAGTATATTTCGCATCAATGGTATTACAGTAATCAGTATTACCACTGGTTGTAACTTTCAATGATCCAACAATATTGGATTCATTAAATGTGTGTACTGGTAATGATTTTCGATCAATACCACAACAAATTTTACCCGCATTAATATAGAGTAATCCACTGAACGTCTGTAGAATAGCCTCAACCGTTTGTTTATATGTATCGTTATATGACATTGATCCATTAGAGTAATACTCCATATCTTCACAATATTGTGCTGCTGTACGGAAACTCGGTAAATCAATCAATGCGGGATCTAATCCCATCCCCCAGATAGCATTAGTCAATACTTCATAGATTTGTGAAGGTGGGTTACTACTTGCTTTCATTGTCATATCTGAAAGGGAACGAATAATTAATCCCTTCATTTCCACTTTCATTACGTAGTTATCATTTATTAGAATACTATCTTCAAGTGAATCCTGCGTTTTCTTGATTACAGTACTGATACTTACTACACCATCACCACGGAAATTATTATTCCAGCGAGATCCGGCATATTCTAATGGAAGGGATTTACTGTTCGTATAATTACCACCGAATCGTACTTCCAACTGTAGATATGGTTGATATTTAGCAACGATATTTTCTTTTAGTACTTTGCCATCTGATTTAATGGGTACAGCTAAAACAGGTTCATCATCAATATATATTTGTTCAATGTGCTTTTCAGTACCGCCCATCGCTACTACATGTTCGGTGAATAGATATTGAGATTCACTATCTTTGATGTTGTACCACGGGACTACTGTACCGCATTGAATAAACGATCCACCACTAACACCGTTTTTATGTGGTAGTTCTCCACCAAGCAATACAGGTAAACCCGTTACTGGCGATGTAGAGCGGGATAATGATGTGGCGGCATCGTCATAACCAGTAGTACCAAGTTGTGCCATAGCACTTGATGCCACGAATGATAGTGCTCCTGCTGCTGCCCCCCATGCGGCTGCGGCTGCGAGTGATGCCCCGCCCGTCCATGCTGCCAAAGCGACGGCAACGGCGGTTATTACCGCTCCAAGAATTCCATTTCCTGAAGATCCCATTTTACTTTCCTTATTCTGTAATACTTCCCATCATTCCTTAATGGGTTTAATTGAAATTTTGTATGCTCCTCATTTACACCTAAAAGACGGCTACTAAACACAATTCCCATTAGTAATGGATTATCTGAATCCATCCAGATATCACCATCGATTGGGAATTGAGTTTCATCTGCATACTGTAAGATTATTTCTTGTGTACTTTTAAAGCCCAATTCATTTAGTTGTTTCACCCCTGCAATAACAGAATCGTACTGAGCAATATCAGCCCATTCAGTACTGCAAAATAAATCAATAGCACGTAGACAAATAATATTGCAGTCGTTATGACCGAATTTATACTCTGTAGATAGTGCGTTATTGCATATGTCGTATAGTTGGTTACTCTTCTTAAAACTCATTACTTATACTTCCATGTCTGACCACTGTTTACCACACCAAGTAAACTCATAATCTCATCGCCGGGATAATAGCTTTGATATACTGAATTAGCACAAAGTGTACGGGTCTGTAGATCTAATTGTTTATATACGGAATTTAGCTGCACAGTTAATTCATTCTTCTCATTCATTGGATCGGCTTCTGCTTCAATATAATCAATAAAGCCCGAATACATGAGATCATAATCAAGTACTTCACCTGTAGCCGGGTTAAGTAATGTAAGATAGATATTTACTTTCGCATCTTTAAAAGCACCACCAAGTGCAAGTATTCGTGTCGTGTTCGATACATTACTAATCTTGAAATTGATATTTGTATTAGTGATTTGTTTTTCCTCCGTGAATGAAGGTAATGAATCACTGATTAAATCGGGAAATGGTACATAAGGAGTACCACCTAAATTAACCTCACCAAGTCCATCATTCCAGTGAATTGCATCAATTTGTTTTGGAATAACATCGATGCACTTAACATGAATCCCCATACTTAACACTTCCATTAGTGTCAGTTTTGTTTTATTACCGCCTCTAAAAAGATTCCAGTACTCAAGAAGATCGGGATTTGTAAAAACACCTGTATTCATTATCTGACTACCTCCGTACACTTAAACTGTACTGCAACTAAATTCGTCACTGGTAGTTGATAGTCATTATCCACATCTAAAACTGCCTCAATAACAAGGCCGTTATAGAATACAGTTTCACTGGCTTGTATATTGGCCTGTAATGCAGGGAAAATTGATACATCATTTCCAGTATTTGCAACAATCTGATAGAGCTTTTTATGATTACTGAACTGAATCATCGTACCCACTTCTAAATGCTGAGTAGTATTAGTAGTGAACTTATATACGCCACGATTAACAGAGTTTTTTACACTTACTGCACCTGTTTGTGTTCCCATGTATTGGGACATATGACCTAATGGCATACGGAAAGGTTTACCCTGTGAATGTTCGGCAATAAATGCGAGAACTTCACCGCGATCACGCTGATTGAAGTTTAATGTGAAATTAAATGTGTACCACTGTACACCCGTACTACGTTGAATTATTGCCCCTGTCCATGACTGATTACTATATTGGGGTGACTGACTTGATAAAGTAAAATCTGAAAGTTTGATCTTACTACTGAATGTAATATTTGCCATTATAAAACCTCTTATTGATTTACTTTATTTATGGCAAATAAAAAAAGGGGCAATAGTAATTACCCCTGTTGGTTATGTACTTCTTTTTTGTGCGTCCCGTACTGCCTGATTAACGGATTGACTATGTTTCTTCAACATTTCATTGAATTTCTTATCATCCCCCCCATCTACATTCCCCTGAATTATTAACGGTGCATTGACAATCGTTTCACCCGTATTACTGGAGTTACTGCTATTGTTATCAAGAAATTGCTGTAGTTGTTGGTTTTGATCACGACTGACGACACGTTCACCTGCCTGTAGAATCCACGTAGAATCTTTACCTAATGATCCCGGTACTTCTTCAATACCACTATGTGCCTGTCCCTGAATGTTGATACCCTTAGCTGCACCAATGAGCTGTGCTCCCATACTGGCAACCTGTGCATAATTGGCAATATTTGCCGGGAATGGTGTAGCCATAGCCTCACTTAAGGCGACCTGAATGTTCATCATGATTTTAGCCATATTGATACCACGCTGAACGGCGAAAGCGGCTGCGGCGGCTTTATTACCTTCCCCAAATACACCTTCCAGAATAGTACCCATATCACTCGCCGCACCTGCCAGTACTGACATTTGAGCCTGAGTATTTTGCCGTGCAATACTCATCGCCTGTGCTGCGTAACGTGTCTGGATTTCCTGCTTACGCTTTTCAAATTCCTCAGTACTTTGTAGTAGCTTTTCATTGATTTGTAATTCAAGTTGCTCGCGTTGCGAGTTTTCATCTAATAGTTGTTGTGTATTGTCCGTTGCAAACGGGTTATTGCCTAAACGCTGGTTTTGCTGATTGGCAAGAAAGTTACTTTGTTCCTGATTGATCCCCATACCTGCAATATTATTCGCATCAATTAAGTCCTGATTTGGATTTGAATACCCAATCATGGAATTGATCAATTCATCACGGGCACGTTTACCAGCCTGTTTAGCCCGCTCTAACATTGCTTCAATCTCTGCGGTACTCTTACCGAGAGTTTTAGCAGTATCCTGAATAGTTTTGAGTAGTTCCTTTTGCTGACGATCAAACACCTGTAGGCGTTGCTCCCCTGCGTTCTCTGCGACTTGTGATAATGCCACTTCTAACGCTCGTTCGGCCTGTATACGCTTTGCTGCTGCTTTAGCGGCTTCTGCTTCTGCCTTACGTGCTGCGGCTTGCTGTGCCTTTAGTGCTTTCTCTGCTTCTTTTGGATCTACCCAGCCTCTGCGAGTTGGTACACTTGTATTAGCTTTTGACTTAAAGCGGTCTTTATTTGCTTCATATCCTGCTCTGGATGCGTTAACAAAATCATTTTCAACCGATCCAGAAATGAAAGCAGAATCTAATGAATCCCTACCCATCATTTTCTTTAGTGTATCAGGAATAAACCCCTTACCACCCATTAGAAAGTTATCGGCACCACGATATAACATCTGCATGAAATCACTACCCGTCCAGTCCTTATTGACTAAATCATATAGATCATTCATTTCCTCAATTACTGGTGTAATAAAGTCATAGAGAAAGGTTTGACCAGTAGTAGACATTGAATCTAAATTCTTATCAAATTGCAAAAATGCAGCGGCTGTATCATCCGTAACGGCTGCGGTCTGTGATTGCATATCATTGAGTACTGCGGCGGCACTTCCCAATTCCTGATAGCGAGTATAAAGGCGGGAGGCATCACTACCTATTGCCTCTAATGCAAATGTAATTTCACTGGATGATTTACCGGCTTTAGTCATTGCATCCATTAGATGTAATGTCGCTTCAATACCGCCATTAGGTTTATTGAGGTACTGCGTGTATTCTTCTAAATTGCCGCCAATCTCTTTAATAGTTGTAGCGAATTCACCGCCACCTGTGGCGAATCCCTCTCCCATCTTATCTTTTACATCCTGGTTAATGTCCAATAGCTTTTCCATACCTAATCCACTTTCGCGAAAGGTCTTATTTAGCTTCTGTATGTCGGATACAGTCATACCGGACTGTTTAGAAAGTTGGTTTAGTTCTCTTACGCTGTCATTCAGTTTTAATGCCAGTCCTGTAATAGCAGTAGTGGCAATACCAGCTATACCTACTAAACCAGTAAAACCACCACTGATACGCCCGATACCAGAACTAATCGAACTTGCGGCATTACCCATACTGCCGCCAGCTTTTTTACCAAACTTACCAATACTATCTTCGGCCTGATTTAATTTTTTCTGTAAACCAGTAGTATCGCCATCAACCTCTACTACGATCTTCTTATTTTTTGCCATTTTTACCCGCCTGTTTCTTAATCATGTCTCCAATAGCTTTAATATTATTTCTATTGTTCTCCAGTTCTTCTTCTTCCCTTTTTAATGCTTTCTCACGCACAGTTAACGAACTATCACTAAGAAGATCCAGAAAGTCCCAATCTTTTACCTTTGCTTTCTTACGTCCTTCTGTACTGATAGATTGAGAAGTCATTAGAATCAGGTTGCATAGATTGGCATGTTTAATCATGTCAATCTTTGCACCATTAGGTTCTATAACGGTGTCATAGATATACAAGGCATTGAAAAGGTCGGGATCAATATTGCTTAAATCTTCAAGGGAAAGACCACGCTTGTGTAGCATCTTTAAACTAAAGCGTAGCTGTGAGTCCGTTCTTATTTTTTTTCAATAGATTCTGCTTCATCTTCTACTGTGATTAGTCCAAGTACTTTAATGTAGATTTCATTAGCTACTACTTGATCGATTTCATTAACGTTAATGAGTTCTTCTTCATCTTCAAATGTGAAAATAGTTTTACCATTCTCATCTTTTACACAATAAACTAATACCGCCTCAATACTTGTACACTTATTAGCATCTTTAATAGTGGGTCGGTGAATATAAACTGTAATACCATCAATTACAGTTTCATGCAGTTTTGGTTGCAATGCTTTTTTTAATGCTGAAAGGTTCATTATAATATCCCTATAAAAACGGGGGAGTACTAAGTAATCCCCCTCCGTATTAATTTTATTTATTCACCTTCTGGTGTAATAATCTCAGTTGCGATTGGTCCACCATCAACAGATAGTACAAAATCGCGTTTTACTACTTCGTCTTTATCGCCACTGGTAACAGACGAAGATACGAAAGCAACGTAAGTTATACTATATGCGTTAGTATGTGTGGCATTTTCATAATAAGTAATTTTGAATTGTGCACGAGTTTGTGATTCTTCAAGTTGCAATAACTTTTGGTGTACTGCATTATCTGGTTGATAGTTAACACTTAGAGTAATGTCTGGTACAGATTTGGTTCCAAGTAGTTTACGGTTATATGCGTTATTATATGTAACAACGTCAATTACTACGTTTTCAGCCCCTACTGTTGGAAATGCAGCAATCTCCGGGATTACAACAAAATCAGTAGCTGGAGTAGTAGAGCCAGGCGTATGAGTACCTACTTCTACCTGAAGGTTGGCACCAGAAAAAATATCAAATGCGGCCATTTTTATATCCTTATATAAGTTAATTCATACGGGTAAAATCCATTTACCCGCTTTGTATTTATTTATTCATTATCCTGATAACCTTGTTCGTTATCTTTTGTCTTTTGATTCCAGATTGAATCTACAGGCATTTCCACTCGCAAATCTATCCAGCGATCTGTTGGAATATCTATAGCTTCACCCGCAACAATCATTGCAGTTTCATAATCAAATTTACGTGTATAAGTATTAATCACTAAAATATCATCTTCTTCATCATAATCAGTACTAACAAAACATAGACGATTACCATTAATATCTTGTGGGATTTCAATAGTCCATCCGTCGGTGTTTAATCCTTTTGTACCGTAAACATGATATGTACCCGTATCAATACGTTCGCTGGTAACACCTTCCGATTCATCATTGAGTACTGAAGAACCATCACTATATAATTTGACAATTGGTGATGCATTTTTAATAAATCCATTACTATCTACGGTAGTATTTCTATTTGTCCATACCCTTACCCAGTTTTTACATACAGTAGAATATCTTTGTCTAAAATATAAATTTGCACCATCATCAGGGATATAGATTTGAGTTCTACCAGCAGATGTTCCGTGATTGAAACATAACAATGAACCCCAACCATATGCTTTAGAGTTATTAGGATTTAGAGGCCAACCAGTAACACTATTAGAGTCGGTAGGGATAGCAACGGAATATGTTTCACCGCCAGAATTATCACCCGGCCCCGTTAAGGTATCCATATTTCCATTGGTAAGATTGAAATGAGAACCGAATTTTCCATAATAGCTTAGATTGATGGATGCGTCAGTTGAATTACCAGCACCCGTGCCACCCTGCGGAATTCCAAGAGGAACCCAGCCGTTACCGGCATCATTCAACAACCCCCAATTGCCACTTGATTGATAAAAACCTAATCTTTTAAATCCGGTTTCTGTATTACCAATAAATGTACTGCCATCACCAGAAGGAATTAATCTATCTATTTGTAAGTTGATACGAGCATTTGTAAGACTTGTAGCCCCAGTACCGCCACGATCTATTGAAAGTGGAATATATACCCCATTTTCAAGATCATAATTCCCCCATAGCCCATTATCGAATAGTCTAAATGCATACTTACTGTTAGCACTTAAAAATGCTTGTTTCAGTTGTTCCCTGTCGATAACGTTCTAATTGTAGATTACTGCGGGCTGTTGCAATGTTACCTAAATCGGATAGATTACTGGCAATCTTCAATTGAGCATCATTAGTAACATTACCTAATCCAACATCAGATTTAATTAGCGTAATATTCCCTGTTAGCGGTTTCCCGTTCACGGTAGTAGTTTTTAGTACCACATTAACAAAACGCGTATCTACTGAATCAGATAACTGATCAAGTGTTGAATTAATATTTTCTATAACTTCATTATTGATTGTAATGTAATTATCTACTTGAGTTTTATTAGCATTAACTACATCAACTAAATCACTAATATCAGAACTTATGCCATCTACAGTATCAGATAGACCATCAACCTGATTTTTATTGACAATGATAATTGTATTAATACTGTCAATGGTTTCATTATTGCTTGTAATATAGGTATCTAAATTAGTTTGTACTGAATCAGCAAGGCTATCAGTTTCACTTTTTGAGTACACATCAAGATTAGTTCTTGCTTCTTCTGTATCTGTAATTTCTGAAAGGTTGTCTTTACCTTCCATAAACTTATCATCTGCCTCAGTCTTACTATATACATCTAAATTACTGCGTGCTAATACAAAGTCGCTTAAATCAGAAAGGTTATTTGTTTTAATTAAGTAGCGTGTATCTGCTTCATTACTGGTATACAGGCGTGTCCATGCCGTAGTAGCGTTACGGGCATACATACGTAAATCACCCGTTGTAGTCATCATGATATTGGTGTTTTCTGGTTTACCATCTACCAGCTCAATACCCATCATATCGACAGAAGTTGGGTTATCACTACTTCCTGCTGAGATTTTTACAAATGCGTTGCCTGTGGCCTTGTCCGGTTCGTATTGTGGATAGTCCACTGTACCATCACTACCCACTCCATAATCACCACGATGTAAGGTTACTGGTATAGCTCTTGGGGCATAGCTCACAAGCTCCGTAGGTACAAAGCTATATGACATTGTTACTGCTGCATCCTTCCCCCCAGAAATGGTACGACTGGCAAGTACACCATTAACCATTACACTCTCAAGACGACCAGCTTCCAGATCTTCGTTATAGAAAATGGTGATTTGAAATTCTTGTCCACCGTCATATGCTGCATCAAGGAATTGATGTGTTGTATCTGTTGGTACGTAATTAACTACAATTTCGATTTCGTCAACGGTCTGTTGTCCAGTAATCGCATTTGCGTATTCATCATTGTACGTTTCAATCTTTGCTACTTCATTTCCCATACTGAAAGATGGATACTGTGCGAGTTGCGATATTTCAATATTACCTGCTGTAACTACTGCCCTGTTTCCGGTATCGACGTTATAATAAATCTTAACGTTTTTACCACTAAAAATATCTGCCATAATTCATCCTTAAATTCTTTTCTCTATCGCTTCAATATTTATTGTGAAAACAATAGAACTACTCCCTGTAGTTTTATCTGTTATTAATGTACTGCTACCGTAGTTAACCCATAGTACATTTATGTTATTTCCAATGAATACGGGAAGATAATTATCATCAAAGTACTGTACGATTTCGTCATAACCGGATAATGGCTGTTTATTACCGGGCATAGGACTAACAAGAAACTCCATATTAAATTGTCCTTTTAATCTGGAATTTCCTGAATAGTTTGCAGCTTCTAATTGATAGTCAAAGGTAACTAATGAAAAAACATCCCTGCCGCGTCCAGTACTTAAACTATTAGTTACAGGTTGAATATTATTAAGTACAGAAAGGGTACTCACCTTTACATTTTCGGTTAGGTTCATAATCTTACTCCATGCGGAAGTAATAATTAATCATCCCGCTTAAATCATTTTCAATATTATAAATTGTGTAAGTATTTAGTTGACTTGGCACAACTTTAGCCTCTGAATCATCAATAACTAATGAAACCTGTGTACCTAATACTATTTCTTCATACTTCTTTGCGGCAAAATATAGCTCTGTACTTTCAATTAATCCTTCAGTACCTTCAATGACAATGGGGCGAGATTCCACGATCCCGCGAAATGTCGCCCCATTAGAGATTATAATATTTTGACCGAAAGCATTTAGAAAAGTATCTATTTGATTCTCATTAAATGCTCTCATAACTTATTATGCTTTTAATTTGATTTGTACAAATGATTCTTCATGTGCAATCGCAGTATCCAAGTACTGGAAGGAACGAATAGCGATAGTTTGTGCTGAACGATATGTAGTATCGTCAAAATCCAATTCTTGTCCGTCATTCCAGTTTGCGAAAATTAGCTCTGAGAAGTCGCCAATTAGTACGGTATCCTGGTCAACAAAAGTAGACTCAATTACTTTGACTTCATCACATAGCCACATTTCATAGCGATGACCAGCGACAGCACTAACGGCTGCGGTGTTACCAAGTACAGCGTACTGGCGTAGTTTTGCTAACATTGCCGGATGTACGATAGCCACACAACGGTTTACATCCACGTTAGCAGTACCCAATACTTCAATTGCCGCCTGTACATCAGCTTCGGTAATGACACCTACCTCTTCAGTTTCAACTACAGGAACGGTAGTAGATAGTTGTGCGAATACTGCTTTTTCAAGGCCATCAGCACACTGGCGTAGTAGTTCATCGGTAACATAACGTTCGGTGGCAGCGTTGCTTAGTAGCATTGCTTTAGTGATCTTGATACCCGCTGCAAACATTTTTGGTTTTAGGGTGATTTTGGTGAATGATTCGAAACCATCTTCCACTGCTTCATCTTCACCATAGAAACGTGCTCCGGGAGTCATACCGTTAGCAACTGGAATAGAGAAGTTGCCAAGACCTGCAAGACCACCAAATACGGTAACGGGTAGCTGACCAAGTACAGTACGTGCCAATAGTTCGCGAATATATGAATCAGATAGTTGTTCTTTAACAAGACCTGCTGCGGTAACAGTAGATGTAGTATTAGCAGTAGAACGCACCATTTCATTCATATTGGCGTTATAACCACGAGTTCCCTTTTCGAAAGAATCTAATTCATTCACTTCACCTTTTAGTGAGCGTAGTCCCTGCTCAATTAGAGATTTTTGAGTCATTTTGATATCCTTATCAATTGATTGTGTTTCTTTATTTAGTGAGCGTTTAAATTCCTCTACGCTTACACCGTTTTTAATTGCTTCTTCGGTGTTAATCCCTAACACACCCGAAATAGACTGAAGCTCGCGTACACGATTTTCTTCCACATCTTTATTTAGTGATTCTTTTACAGCATCAACAATTGTTTCAATTGATAGTGAACGCTCGGCTTCTGTATCAACGTCTTTTACTTCCTGAGTAATTACTTCTTCTTCAATCGCTTCTGGTTGTTCTTCCACGATTTCTTTATTTTCTTGTTCTTCCATGAACTGGTGATCCTCTAAAATTGATTTCATTATTACTATTTAGTGATCTGCCAATTCCCACACTAATATCTGCTGGAGTACTTACTGAACTAATTTCATAAGGTTCCCATCGGGTAACAATTAAGTTATTACCTTCGAAATAATAATCACGAATGTTATAGCCAACTGAGATCTTAGGTCGGATACCTTCTACAATCATTCCAAAGATAGTTTGAGCACTACCCAAAGTACTAAATCGAACTGTTGCCCGGCATACCTTATCCATATCTACGCGAGCATTTTCTACAATTCCAACCTGCCGCAATGGGTCATGTTCAACGAGAACGGGAGAGCCGTCATTCAGACGGCTTAAAACTACATTCTCTGGATTACATAGAAGGATCTCATTATATAGAGATCCATTAATTTCACGTTCTACGGAGTTTCTGAGGCAAAGGAAAGTTCTACTGTTCGGGATGATTCATCAATAGCATTACTTAAGTTGATCGCCCTCACTTGTTGAGTTTGTTTTAATTCCATTTTCCATTTTTTCCTTTTCTATTTCTTCCATGACTACCGCCGGGTCATAACCCATTTCACTAATAACCATTGCTTTACTCTTAATTCCGTTTTGAATTGCCAAAACTTCTGTTTGAAGATCTTTATATGGATCTAAAGAAATTTGACGAGTTGGTACATATTGGGCGTGTGTAAGTTTGTCAAAGTCACTAAAATTTAAATTACTTAATGCACTATTATTTATCATTGCAGCCTTTAACCACTTAATATAAAGAGGTTTAAGTACTGATACGATTAACGCATTAGTACGAGTTTTGAATGTTGATTGTTGTAATTTATCTACTAACTTTGCAGCACTAAAAGAGGCATTACTTGTATCACTGGTTAGAGATTGCTTAGTAATATCAAGCCCCATTGCGATCATCATTAATTGATTATCTACAAATTCGTTGATACCATCAGTAGTCTGAGTGGGGTTGACAGTTTTTATGTCCTGACCAGCCTGTAGTTCTACAATAGCTGCCGGATTCAAATAATCCTGTTCATAATATGAAATATCATCACCCTTAACTAAATCTATATCATCAGAATCTGGATTTGTAATAAATGCCATTGCTGACGCAGCCACTTTACGGGAAGTAATTGCAGCACTCATAAATTCCTCAAGTTCTTTGAGTTTATCAGTCCCTGCGTGTACATCTGGAATACCACGCTGTTGTGTCGGGTAGTCCTGTTGGAATAGATGTAGTATCTCATCTGCTGGTACTCGTTCACGTTCACCGATTAAGTACTGATATGTAATTGGGTTATATTTAGTAATCCAGTATGCAACCGGGCAATTACTACCAACATCATATTCAATTCCATTACTGATAAAGTTACCTGACGGTAATAACTGGTTTGTCATATGTAGCAATACGCATTGAATCAATGATCTCTACTTGTGGCATACCATCGTTACCACTATGAATTCTTACAAAGCAATCACCATCTATACTACGTGTACGTTCAACCAGACGTTGGAAAGTACTGATATCTAATGTACCGCAACGTGAAAACGCTTTTGGATCTTCAGCCCATTTATAAAACGCATCTTCTAATTGCTTATTAATTTCCTGATTAACTGCATCATCATCAGAACTGTGAGAACAAGGGCGTATGTACAAGCCATCAGCACCCGTTACACCTGCTGAATTAGTAGCAACATACTTTTTAACAATACCGTTTTTAATTGATAGCTCACGGCTTGCCGCTACCATTATCGGGAGAGTACGATTGATGATTGCATTAATGTTGCCAGCCTGATTACCAGCACTAAAACCAAATGAAATTACAGGACTATTTGAACCCAGGTTTAGGGAAGTCATAGCACGTTTCATTGGGTTGTTTTTCATTAGTGGTGTTTTTTCAACTTTTAGTTTTTCTTTTACTGGTTTCTTTTCTTTGTTCCATCTGAACATTAACGCCCCCTGTTAAATGTAGTAATTGATTTAATAGGGCTACCTGCGTTTAGTCCTTTCATATCTGTAATTAAATCATTGGCACGTTTTACATAGATTGAGCGTAGACGTAATAGCCACTTCACTACTTTCATATGTTAACGATTTATTTTGAATTGTTTGACTAATGACACCATTACCCTTAATACGGTCTAATGTTATTTGGTCAATATCTTTTATGATCTGAATGAGATCATTATATTCTGAGGCTTTTGCGGTCGGATCGGTTACTTCAAACTGCTGTACACCATATACATTAGGACTTTCAATAATTGCCGTCCAGATACCAGGCAACCACGTATTAGTATCAATATCGGGGAAGGGATAGGTGTATGATGTTTTTGTACCTTCTGGACTGATAATATCGATATCAGTACCAACCGGATAGTTAAAAGTAATCGTCTCGCCTTTGATAATATCGCCTTTCAAATCAACTTTGCGAACAATTGCCATTGTATTTCTTCCTTATTTAAAAAATCCCCCACTGCGTCTACTTGGTCTTATTACACGCTGTTTAGTAAGTGGTCTGGATTCTTCCTTATTTATGTCTGTATTTATGGCTTTTGCTTTTTGTTTTGCATTAAATTCACGTAATTGTCTGAATGGCTGATTACCAAGTTTAGATAGATACCACTGAAAGCAAATCAAAGAGTAATTTAAACAATCCAATGCTTCATTTCTCTGACTCGATACCTTCTTAACCCACATCCAATTGCCAGCCTTAATAACCCTCTTTTCACTTGTAAGTTGGATAAAGTAATCATCTGGTAGTGAGTGTGAGAAATGTAGTTGTACTTCCTTAGAATTATCACTATCAGATACAGCCCTGTTTAGTAGCTGGCGTATGTTACTTTTACCTAAGTTAACGTTTAGGTTAATGAGAGTATGACCACCAGCCCTTGATTGTTTGAATAGTGGCGTTGTAGTACTGGCTGCACCCTTGATAGGTCTAAAGATCTGCGATGCTCCACAATAACGGTATACTGTATTCGTTGCATTACCGTTAGAACTATCAACAAATCCCGTCAACACTTTAAGTGGTTTACCTGACTGAGTTTTGAAAGCTGTTTGACTAAATGCAGTTAATTTACTCCATGCAGGTGATTCTATCTTTGTACAATCGATAGCATGAATTGAACGGTGATCCAGTACATAAAGATTCTTTTCACTAACTCCTAAAGTAGTTACCTCAAGGCGATCTAATTGCTGATCCACACCAAGTACGATACCCAATACATCATCAGGAATATTATCAATATCAATTGATGAATCACGTAGATTTTCAAGTAGTACCAAATCGTGATCAGTATTCTCTTTATCGATATAAGGAAGTCCAAGTACGTTATTGTAAAAGCTGGCAAGATCGAAGTATAATGTGCTTCGGCAAAGTCCTGTACTATTGAACGAATTGAGTTAATCGGTGAGTATAAGCGGCTAATGTGATAGCCCATGATATCCGTTACTTCTGGATTAGTTATTATCCAATGTCCTTTTTTTATCATCCGTACACGTTGAGCTTCACTAATTTCATTGCTACATTTCGGACATAGTAATTTTGCTGTTTCTGCGTCTGGTATGCGACGGCGACCGCCATCAATAACTTTCCAGTCAAATTTTACGCTTTCAAAAACTAACTCATGTGAATGCTCACAATGGGGACAAGGCACATAAAACTTCTGTTTATTACTCTGTTCGTACTGCTGAGTGATTAGGTCATTTTCATCCAGTGGCGTAGAACAAATCATGATTAACGGTGTACTGAATGCTTTTGTACGCTGCTCTGCGAGTTTGAGCGGATTACCTTCCCCCCCTTTCTGCATCAACATTACTGACTTCATCTAAGAACACTCTGGGGGCTGTAAGGCCACGTAGTTGTGCACTACTACCAAGAGTAAAGAAAGTAGGTAAACGTACCATCTAAGTTTTGTTGTGTTTTATCGTTATTCGTATAGTTCTTATCATTCTTATTACTAACGAGATTCTTCAGTACTGGACACGCTTCAATAACTGATTGCCATTTACCCGTCCTGAATTTACTTGTAGTTCCTGCCGTTGCCCGGCAAAGATCTGATTACTAGGATCATTGGCAAGGAAGTAGTACATCGAATTTTGTAGTACTGTGGTTTTTAATAACTGAGCACTGCTCATGAGTACAATCTTTCGTACTCTTGGATTAACAATGTCGTTGATTGGTTTCTTTTGAAATTCGAATAGATTTACTTTCTGGCCTTGTAACTCACCATCGGGGAATACTAAATTATTCTCCACCCAATCGGCGGGTTTCTGTTTCTTCGGAGGTAATAACGATTTCGCCGCTTTCGTTAGTACCTTCATCATCTTCTGATAGCTGTTCATCACTATACGTTCCTTCGTATTCGTATGATCCTATTTCCTCTAATTGAGAATCGATCTTGTCTTGTAATTTCATTTTTAATTCCAATGCGTCTTGTGATTCGAAAAGCTCTACATAGCTACTTGCCGGGATACTTCTTAGCACCTGACGTAGTTGATAAAAATATTGAGATAATGTTTGCTGTACTACTGCTACTGGAATTAATTCGCCAGACTGTTGGCGTAGTTCCAATTCCTTTATATCCGCTTCTGCTTCTAATTTACGCAGAGTTGCTTTCTGTATTTGTCCTTTTGTATCACCGTTGCGTAGTGGTTCGATCACGTTTGCTAATAGCCAATCATCCACCAACTTTTTAGGCCAATTTATATCAAGCCCTTTACCTGACCAGATACGGGAGACTGTAGAATTCTCTACGCCGAAACGGTCGGCTATTTCCTGCCATGTATAGCGGGTGCCATCATCTTTTACTTTTGCCATTATTTAACACCATATTTAATAAATTGAACTGTAGTTTTCATTCGATAGTATTTATCTTTCATCTTGTTTGTTTTGATTAAAAAACCTCACGAATTTTCAAAAGGATTCGCGGCGGAAACTCGAATTCTTTGATTTCACAGGGAGAACCTGATAATAATTCTCACTTAAGCGATTTTTTGTTTAACTTACTAAACAACAAGATAGATATTTTGGGGTAGGTTCAAAGCCGTAAGTATTGGCCTGAATATGTGGTGTGTAATGCTTGAAAATTTCCATATAAAATACCCCATAGAATAAAAACCATGAGGTATTTAGATTTTACTTGGGAGGTTTACATTTCATGTCGTTATATATTACCTTCTGGAACACTATATAACTGTCCATAACGACGATCAATGCTAATAAATGAATTTTATTTATATAAACTTATCCTATAGCCATGCGGCTATAGGATAAAGTGATAACGAATTTAATCTTGTTCACAGTTAGATGCAAAGAACACTCGCTTGGTCGCTTCATTCGTTAATCTATAAGTTAATGAGTTATCACTCAACTCTCTAACACGGCTAAAAGAAAAATCACCAGAATTCGCTGATAAGACAATCATTTCATCATTATCAAAATTATACATAAGAGCTGGTGAATCAACATTGTAGATACTCGCATTAATACTAAAGCTTTTCCCATGATCAACAACTACAGCTTCTTTTTCGAATGTATCTTCATACACTACTTTACCGCCTACAATATTAAAGGTGGATAGATCGCAATGTTTAACACCAATTTCACTCTCTGTTGGACTTGCTTTTTCCTTCAACTTTGTAAGTTCGGTTTCATTTGCTATCGTTGCAAACGGAATAAAAATTAATGCACTTAAGATAAAATTTCTCATAATAGATTGTCCGGTCTATGTGTTCATCATACCCTCTATCCCATCATGAGCAGTATCGGCCTTATTGGGAATTTCTTTACTTATATGCTCTATAAGGGTGTAGATCAGCAATACGAGATTCCCGAATCAAGCATCCCGTACTGCCATTGTCCATCTGGTAAATCTTGTCATAGACCTTCCCACAATCACTGTGAAACTGCGGACGGTACATCTTTACACTATTAAGCTCACCTGCTGGAAACATGACAATGGCCTGACCTTCAACATAACCAATCATCGCCTTGTCCATGAAACTGTGTGTGGTCGTACAACCAGTACTGAGAGCTAACAGTACTGCGATAAGGGTTTTCTTTAACATTGCATTCTATCCTTTTATTCTTATAACCTACTGATTATTGATCATTTTTTACATTAACTCAATTAGTAACGATCAATTATCAATATTTAATAGACAAAAACAATCATTATAACTTAATGATATTTATAGTTTTTTAATTTTTAAGTGAGTCGAGATGCTATTTTTACGAGATACTGTACATATACACAGCGTAAGGGGTATGAGGTAAGTTGATCCGGCAATCAGGCGGGGTATACAGAGATTTGAGCATTCAGACCAGTGGGTATTTAAAGGGTTTACGTGGGTTCGTCCATACACGATACAGACGATAGAGAGTGATGGCTTCTACTTCACCGCTTGGTTCTGTACTGGATGGAACGATTGAGGACATTGGTAATTAGGGAGAATTGCCATTTTAGTTGATATATTCTCCCCCTGTTGCCAATCCTCTTATTTCTTTCTCATTCTTTTTTTAAGTTCGTCGATTCGTAGGGTCTCAGTACCAATATGAAGCATCGCATGACAATTCGCACATACAGGTACAAGTTCGTTTTTTGGATCAATCTTGTATTTTTTCTTGATTGTCGCAATAGGGTTAATGTGATGTACATGAATGTACTCTTTCCCCATATCACCATACACTTTCTCAAAATTGAAATCGCAGACTTTGCAACTATAACCGTGATGTTCAAGGCACTCTCTACGTGCTTTTGGATTTCGTTCGTAATATGTACTCCACTTTTCCTTTTTTATCACCTTCAAAGTATTCTTCTTCTACTTCGGGTGTATAGCTATATTGCTCTTGTTCAGTGGCATACCAACATTTACCATCCCGTACCAGATACTTTAATTCGACTCTTGATACAAATGATTCGATCTTAGCGGGTTTCCTCTCATCATTGTTCTTTTTACGTTTTTGCCGGAATGTATAAAGTTGATAACCTTCAAACATAACTTTTATTTAAATGCTCACGAGCCTGAACGTAACCTAAGTTAGCTCGACCATGTTCATTCTCACTCCAATCATCAGATAATATAAGTGCCTTTGTACCATCTTCAGTTCTAAGATCATCCATGCCCCAAAGATCACCTTCTTGTTTACTTCATCAATAAAAGACCAGCTCCATGTCCAGTTTTTACATGTTGCCCCTAATGACTTAATGAAATCTGTGCGTGACATAATGGAATCCTTTTCTATGCTGTGATAGTCGCTTACCCCCACCATACCCCAAAACAAACCAACCCTTTTATGATAAGGGTAAGCATCATAAGTGTACTTCACAACTGACTTTATGGTAAAGTATAGTATTACCGATCTCTTAGTTAGGCTTAGTAATGGCGAAAAAGAAGACAATAGAATTCAAGGATGAAGATATAGTTTTTTTTTGAATCATTTTTTGGCGAAGAAATATTATCCTTTAAAGAAGATTCCCGTACACACAAAATGCTACAGCTTTCATTAGAAAAAGCACATGATATTCGTAAGTTCGAAATAGAGCTATACTGGAAACGAGCAACATATTTTTTTGCTTTTTTTACTGTGATTACCGCTGCGTTCGGTTATCTCTTTACCTCTAAAGAATATTTTTGTTTTTCCCCTGCTGCCGCCCTAGTAGGTTCTATAATTTCTGTTTGTTTCATTTTCGTTAACATCGGTAGTAAGTACTGGCTTTGTAACTGGGAATTCATTATTGATAAACTTGAAGTTTATGTTACTGGCAATCTATATAAAGTGTATTTCTATGATAATAAATATCCGCTTCGCCCTTCTGTTTCTGATATCAATAATTTAATAAGTTATGTAATTTTAATAGTATGGTTTTTTGAGCTTCATCACTTCTATCTCCCCATACATTACAAGCAACCCTCAATTTTTTTGGGTTTTGTTAATTTTATACTTATTAGCTTTAATAATCATTTCAATTTTATGTTATAAATCAGTTAAGAATGTATTAGATTCGGATACAGTGCCGACAAGATTCTACAAATTTAGGAAGAATAATTATGAACAATGGAAGTAAAATCAAGAGTTTTAATACACTTTTACTTACCATTGTAGCTACGCTATTAATTGTAGCTATTTTAGTCGGCATAAAAATATTGTTTTCCGATTCTAAGGGATTAGAATGGGTAACTTTAGTAGGAGCATGGTGTAGTGCTGCGGGTACATTAGGTACTCTATGGGTTGCTTACCTAGCATATCTAAAAGCACCTGCATGGTTATCACAAAAACATTATGATGTTGTTTATAGTGTTATTGAAAAAGCAATCTATCAAGATCTCATTAAGGTACGTTCTGCTAGCTTAATTTTAAAAAATCATTTAGTAACATTTTCAAAGAAATACCGTAATCATTTAAAAAATGAGACTATACCACAAAACTCATCTGATGATTTCATGAAGGAAACAGATGCCCTTGTTTCTGATTTATTCATTATCTCATACTCTGTAACTAATGCTTTAAAGTCAATTAATAGAACTAATTACGTTATGAGTGATTACACGAATAGCATAATCACTAACATCCAATCATATACTGAAAAATATAATGATTTGAGTATTGAATTTTTTATCGCTAGTTCTGAGGTTCCTTCATTGATAGCAGCCGATGAAAGTGTTAGAAATCAAACCAGTAGCGAGCTTCTAGCTATTCAATTAGAAGCCATTTCATTTCACAGTCAACTCTCAAATTTCATTAAAGAGATATATGATAATAATTATCCAATTGATAAATTTATTACCCTAAAGAGAAATTAATTCATACCCTATTACATGATTTTATCCAACTTTGGCATTCACCTGATTATCTAATTTCAAGATGGCCTACTGTGATGTGTTGATTGTTGTTGTCATATGATACCAGTAATTCTGAGACGTACTTATTTTTACCCACAAGATAGTCTATAACCATTGCTTGAGCGTCCATATTTATCATCACCAAATGCCGCCCGAATATGTTTATAGTAACTTTATCCGTTTTTTATACTCACATCATCTGTTATATTGCTATATCTTTATTTTCTGGTTTCACAAATAAGAACTACGAATAGTATCATAATGTAGACATTCAGATACAAACCAATTCCTAACTAGGATATCGTTGCTTTTACTATGTATCTTTTTATCTAAGATAGATTTTATTTTTATTGTTTTATTACCTTCGCTATCACAGGAAAGCAATAGAGCCTCACTTCCATTTGTACTAATTATTATTTCATCCTCACCTGTATATATGTGGTTGAAAACATTTGGCGTATAATTACCTATATAAAAAGCCAGAAAGAAATAAGTTATTAAAGTCCACACTGTCCATTTTAAAAAAAATGATCTTGATTTTTTTTGGAATGTTTTTTTAAGACAACTATTTAGTAAGAATATTGATACAAATAAAATCAAGTTTATGATAAAGAATTTCCACTCTAATAATATGTCACCCAATATTAGCATAGGTGCCATCATTCCAGCACTAATTACAGTAATATTATGAAATAGAGTATTCGAACTTCTATATGCATTTCTTAACAACAAAAAAACTGCAATTATTATAATTGCATTCTGCACAAGGGTTAATACTAACGAATTGAAATCTATCCATATTAAACTTATTGGATATCCATAATAAACAGAGTTGCCAAGTTTATAAAATACATATGTCGCATATGACAGAAATGTGATCAATGTTATTATTGATATATTATTTTCTAACTTATATGCAGCACTTTGCATAACCTTACCTTTTTTATAAAAATTCCATAATTAATTTATTGTACTAATATCACCTATCTTTAGAAAACCTCGATATAAGCTCATAAGAGTTAGGTATTTCATGCTCTTTCCCTTCAATATCTAATATAGTAATATTCTCTAGCTGATAGACTTCACCCTCATCATCCGAAAGGATTAAATCACGATATTCTAGTTGAAATTTTTCTCTTTGCTTCTCTTTGATAACAATACCTTCTTTTTCATAGCTATGTCGTGTTCTACCACGTTCATAGTGGCATAGAATTCCTTCCAACACAGCATCACGTCTGCCAACATTAAGAACTGTCACTTCAATTTTATATGCCTTTTCGTAAACCGGTTCGTATACAACTCGTCCTGTTATTTTTAACCTCGATCTATCATGCCATGCTGTCCTGCCTGAAAAAAAACAAGGACGTACATGCGATGATAAATGAAAGTACTGAAAAACTTATAGTTAATACATCTTTGTACTTTGTTGCTAAAGACGCCAAACTCATTGTTTCCCCCAATTAGATAATCAGTGATAGCCAAAGCCACTGCATCAATCACTAACATGTTAGATGCATGCATTGTGCTCCTTTTTCATGCAGTTAAGCAATACAACTGAGTGCTGAGTTTAAGTAAAATCACTACTATAAGTAGTAGATAGATATGAGTACTTTTTCCCTCAAGTAAGGGCTTAAACAGCCCGATCCCCCGACAAGGAGCAAGGCGACGCGTAGTTACTCACGAAGACTTTAGGTACGCAGTACCGACCACAATCACTTTCAGTACTATCATCTGTCGAGCAAAGCGAGTAGTTAACGCCTTGCGTGTTTTCGAGTACTCGCGAGAAAAACGCAACGTTACGATCTAATATTTGGTTTTTATAGAGACTAACGAGCAAAGCGAAGATAGGCTCTTTAGAGACTGAATATCAGTAAGACACTTATACTTTAAAGTTAATATTAATATAAGTTACGGTTATTCACTCACACTGCATAAAACACTATATATTGTCATTTTTACGCACAAAAACCACTATATATTGAATAATTATGCACTTAAAAAAATAATAACCGTATTTTCCCATTTTATGTTACGGTTATAGTTATGGTTATTAATTTTAATAAAAACAATTACTTAATGATATCCATATTCCCATAGTTACGGTTATACGATGGTTTGTAGATACGCTATCAACTCTTTAGCAGACTTCTTGTTATTCAATAGTTCCAGTACCGTACTCTGCTGTTCATCGGTCAATGGCTTACCTGGTAGAGCTTTCTTGAGTCCGCATAAAATACCACCTTCTTCTACGAACTTATCCAGTGCTTTAGCTACTTCAGTACAGGCCATCTTGTACTTCTCGATAGACGATACACTTGCTGTTGTCTTCTTCATCTGATCTGCACGGGTTAGGCTTAGATAATGCTCTACTTGTGCTTTAGAAAGCTCTGTAGCGTTCTGTACGATGTAGAACACATCTTTAACAGGTAACTTGTACTTACCAAGAGACTTACACTCTTGAATAGTTTGATTGATAATAATCGTTGCTTCTGATGTTAGACCACTATAAGTAACACGTTTTAGTGCTGCCTCTAACTTAGTATTGTTATAAATCTTTTCTTTTTTAGCCATGATAAATAATCCTGTAAACTGTTTTAATTAATCATTGGCCTGTAGTGATTCCACCCACTACAGGCCATTTTATTATTTTGATAGTTTGAATAGTACAGAGCTAAGTTTCGTAAAGTTACTGTACTTCATCGCAAGTTGTCCAATGTACTGTTTACGACCTACTACATATGCGTAGTGTGCCTCTTCAATAGTTGGATATGTACCAAATTTATATAACTGTTTATTAAAACGGCCTTGTGCCTGATAACCATTACCATTTTTAACTACACCAGTGTTATATTTTGTTTTGACATTACGGAATAGTTGATTTACTTCCTGCGGTACAAATAAACAAGTATCAGGACTATATATATTCCCTCCCATTATATCTTTATCTAAATGCCAACCTTCATTGTATTCAGTACTTTCCATCCAATGATAGAAGTTACTAAATTTGTACCATTCATCACAGATTGATACATTGCCATAGTGACTTTTATTTCTCACTCTATCATGCATAGCGTTCCAGTACGTATATGCTTCTTTATATAAAGATAGTTCGTTGTGTTTTCCTTTTAGGTCATTTACCTTTTCCATTTTAAATTCCTTTTTAATAATGTACTATCATCCGTGTTTAGTACACCTGCGTTACTTTTGCTAAAGTGAAGTAACTAAACCTTTCTTTTTATTTCCCTCCTAAGATCACTTGTTGATTGATTAAGTACTGAATGGCACCTGAGATTGTTGAAGCCCTGCCTTCGCTGATTAGCTTTTGTAGATATGCTTCCTGTGTAGGACTTAACCTTACTCCTACACTAATCGTTTTCTTTTCTTTCAT